TTGTTATCGCTAGATGTGCTCGACAGTCTGGAAAAACTGTAGCTATTGAGGGATATCTACTTCATAAAATACTATTTAATAGTACATTCAGAATTGGAATATTTGCTAACAAGGGAGAGATTGCAAAGAAAATTCTAAAAGAAATAAAGTTCGCCTATGAAAAACTCCCTCTATGGATGCAACAGGGTGTCATTAAATGGAATGTGCACTCGATTGAGTTGGAAAATGGTTCCCTAATTAGGGCTACTGGAACATCCGAGGCATCCGGTCGTTCGAACTCATATAACCTCATTTTCTTGGATGAGTTTGCATTCGTTCCCGATCATATCGCAAATGATTTCTTTGAGGCGGTATATCCAACCATTTCATCGGGAAAGAATACTCAGGTTATCATGATATCCACACCGAAAGGGTTGAACTTCTTCTACAAAATGTGGATGGATGCTGAAAATGGGCGGAATAACTATAAAACATACATGGCAACATGGGCGGACGTTCCGGGCCGTGATGCGGCATGGAGAGAAGAGACTATCGCCAATGTTGGTGAACAGTCATTCGCACAGGAATATGACGTTGATTTCGTTGGATCTAGTCATACCCTGATATCGGCGAATAAGATCCAAACATTAGCCTGGAAAAAACCGATAAAATCACACAACAATTTTAAAATCCTAGAAGAACCCAAGCCTGAAAATGATTATATAATCACAGTTGATACGTCGAGGGGAACTGGTGGTGATGCATCCGCCTTTGTAGTATTTGATGTCACAGAATATCCATATAAAACAGTAGCAAAATTTCAAGATAATACTATCAGTTCACTCGTGTATCCTGATGCCATATATCATGCATCTCTATACTATAATAATGCTATGACACTTATTGAAATCAATGATCTTGGTCAGCAAGTTGCCGATATCCTTCATAATGATCTAGAGTTTGAGAACCTCATAATGACAGAGTTCAAAGGGAGACAAGGACAGAAAGTCTCTAGTGGGTTCGGTAAGAGCGCTATGAAAGGTTTGAACATGTCCAAGACTGTTAAGCGTATTGGATGTGCGAATCTAAAAACTATGGTTGAGACTGACAAACTAGTTATAGAAGATGCAGACATTATTTCTGAAATATCTACGTTTGTTGAACTTAAAGGTAGTTTTGAGGCTGAATCTGGGTACTATGATGACCTAGTTATTTGTCTGGTGATGTTCGCCTGGTTAGTACAACAGGATTACTTCAAAGAGATGACCAATAAGAACATCGCTAGTAAGGTGAAGGAAGATAGTGAAGAGGACTTGTTGGAATCTCTTTTACCACCTGGTTTCTTTGATGATGGAAACCAACCTGAAGTTTTCGTTGAATCCGATGGAACTATCTGGCACGAAGTGATGGATGATGATGTTGAAAATGACGATATGTTCGGTTGGCCCACATATCTTTGATGAAATAGTCCTTATTATAAATATTTCAGAATAAGGAGAAAAATAATATGGCATTTCCACTGAGTCCGGGCATTACGTCCACAGAAAGAGATTTGACAACTAGTGTACCCGCTGTAGCTACCACAGAAGGTGGTATAGCACTTGTAGCTCATTGGGGCCCAGCAGACGAACCAACCCTGGTAACCGATCCTGATGATATGGTTAGAAAATTCGGTAAACCAGATTCAACCACAGCACCACGATGGTTCTGTGCGGAAGATTTCTTGTCCTCATCAAGAGCTCTATATGTAGTTAGAGGGCTGACGGCACTCTCCAAAAATGCTGTTTCATCTGGTACAGCAATACAAATTAAAAATGATACGCATTATGATGACAGCTATTCTGATGGTGAAGGTACTGTTGGAATGTGGGCCGCTAAGTATCCCGGTAAAATTGGAAACAGCCTTTTCGTTGGTATTTGTACATCCGCTTCAAAATACAATGCAACCGGAGCCAATGAATGGAAGTATACCAAACTAGATGGAACAGTCATAAAACTATCCAGTCTATTCGACTCCGCTCCAGGGACGTCTGTTCATGCGGCTGAAAAAGGTTCGTCAAATGATGAATTACATGTTATCGTTATAGATCACTTGGGAGAATTCACTGGAACACCAGGCCAAGTACTAGAAAAATATAGCTTCCTGTCCGTAGCATCAGATGCTAAAAAAGAAGATGGAACTTCAAATTATTACAAGACTGTCATCAATAGGAGTTCACCTCACATCCGATGGATGAATCATGCTACTGTCGCTAATCCACCTCGTGGTTCTATCACTATTGTTGACGAAGACCCGGATGTATCGTTTACTATTGGAGAAACTATCACCGGTGGAAATTCCGGCGCCACGGGAACTTTGATAGCTATCAATGATGCTCTAACTTCTATGACACTATCAAATGTTTCGGGAACCTTTGAAAATGGAGAGACATTAACCGGTGGTACATCATCCGAAACAGTCGTAACCGGTGGAACTCTGGTATTAGAATCGGACTGGGGTACAGCTCTCGCTGAAAATAATGTATATACCAACTTATTAGATGATGACACCGATCATGCTATACAGTTAATCGGTGGAACTAATGATTCGGGTTCTTTGACATCCGCTCTATCGGGAGCTTACGACAAAATGAATGATCCTGATACACTGGATATCTCATTCGTCATCGGTGGAGATGCTGACTCAACGATCGCTACTAAAATTTACGATACTGTGGTTCTTAGAAAAGATTGTGTTGGTGTCCTATCACCAGAAAAATCCCATGTTGTTAACAACTCTGGTTCTGAGAAAACCGACGTTCTCGCTTATAGAGATGGACTTTCATTCGGTGGGGCTAATGATCTTAAACCTTCATATATGGTAATCGATGATAACTGGAAATATGTTTATAACCGGTTTGATGATACCTACATCTGGGTTCCTTGTAATGGAGCTGTTGCGGGCATTATGGCTGAGACAGATAAAGAGGAAGGAGCTGGATTTTCACCCGGTGGAAAAGGTATCAGGAATACTATCAAGCTCGCTTGGTCAGCTAAGAAGCCGGAGAGAGATGAACTTTACAAGAAAGGAATCAATTCTATTGCAAACTTTCCTGGTGAAGGTGCTGTTCTCTATGGGGACAAGACCATGATGACTCGACCTTCTGCTTTTGATAGGATCAATGTTCGCCGAATCTTTATTGAGATGAAAAAAACAATTTCAAAGAGTGCTCGTTCATTCATGTTCAAGAACAATAATGCATTCACTAGAAACCGATTTCTTTCAACTGTTCGACCTTATTTGGAAGGTAAGAAGGGAAGAGGTGAGATCACCGATTTTAGAGTGGTTTGTGATAGTACAAACAACACTTCTGATGTGATTTCTAGAAATGAATTCGTGGGAGACATTTATATCAAGCCCGCTTATTCGATCAATTTCATTCAGCTTAATTTCGTCGCTGTTGACATCAATGTTGAATTTGAAGAATTAATTAAAGGACTATAATAGGAGTATAAAATGGCCCTTAGTGTAACAAATATGAAATCCAAACTTACTGGTGGTGGAGATCGACCATCAAAGTTTCGTGCATCCTTTACTAATCCAATTAGTGATGGTGGAGCAGAAAAAATCGAGTTCCTTTTGAAGGCTACTAGTACACCCCCATCGACACTTGGTGTTATCGAAGTACCCTATATGGGAAGAAAAATCAAACTTCCTGGTGACAGAACATTCGATGAGTGGGAAGTAACAATTTTAAATGATGAGGATCATAGTATCAAGGATGCATTAGAAGCTTGGTCGAATGCTATTAATGGACACGCTTCTAATTCAACCAGTCTTACACCGGAACTTCTTAAATCAGAGGGATATGTAGAACAATTAGCCCAAGATGGTAGAGTTCTTAGAAGGTACCTATTTAAAGGTGTATTTCCATCACTGGTAGCTGGTATCCCTCTGGACTGGGATACCGTTGATACAATAGAAGAATTTACGACTACCCTTCAGTATGACTATTGGGTAATCGACACATCAGTGGGAGAAACCGGAGACGCCGGTGGGTTTCCTGATAGTGAATAAGATTCAATAAAATACATTCTATAATTTAAGTCCCATAAATAATTGTGGGACTTTTTTTATTATAGGAACGTTACATGTCCGATGATTTCAACTTATTCAATAAAATAAATTTACAGACTGAAAAAGAAAAGGGTGGTCACCACAAGGTTATTGATGAGCCCGGTGATGGTTCTATAGTCATAGAAACCACAGAGAATAATGTACTCGGATATAGAGCCACTCATGCTCTCTCTTATGATCTTACATTCAAAGACGAGGCCGACCTCATCAAGAGGTATAGAAACATGTCTCTACAACCAGAATGTGAGGACGCCATTGATGAAATCCTTTCTGATGCCATTGTGCCCGATGAGGGTGAAAGTCCTGTAAATATAGATCTTTCACGAACCAGCTGGAAAGATGGAGCTAAGAAAAAAATAGTTGAAGAGTTCGACAATGTATTGAAGCTGTTAGATTTTAATAGAAATGGTTATGAAACATTCAAAAGGTGGTATATTGATGGTCGTATTTCGTTCCAGAAAATACCATATAAAAATAAAAAGAAAGGTCTATATAAGGTAAAGTATATTGATGCCCTCAACATTCGCAAAGTAAAGAATGTAATATACGAAGATGAAGTTAACGAGTCTGGTATCAGATTGATTAAAAATGTCGAAGAGTACTTCGTATATACACCTGTTCATAATACTAGAAAGAGAAGTACTGCAAATTTCCTAAACAGGGCGAATGTCGAATTGAAGATAAACAAAGAGAATATCGCTCATAGTACATCAGGTATCTATGATCCAGAAAAACAGATTAATCTAAGCCACCTTCATAAATCCATCAAGCCATTAAATCAACTTATCATGCTTGAAGATAGTGTGGTTATCTATCGTATTTCAAGGGCACCGGAAAGAAGGGTATTCTACATTGATGTTGGTAATCTTCCTAAAACGAAGGCGGAGCAATATCTACAAGGATTCATGAACAAATTCCGCAATAAGTTAGTGTATGATGCGGGTACTGGTGATGTAAAAAATAATAAGAAACATCAGGCTATGACTGAAGATTACTGGTTACCACGAAGAGAGGGTAAAACCGGCACCGAGATCGAAACTTTACAGGGCGCACAAAATCTGGGTGAGATAGAGGACGTTGAATACTTCCGAAAAAAATTATTCAAGAGTCTTAATATCCCATTGTCTAGAATGGAACAAGATAGAACATTTTCTCTGGGTAGATCAAATGAGATCGCTAGAGATGAAGTGCGATTCGGTAAATTCGTTTCCCGCCTAAGAAGAAGATTCACACAAATATTCAATGATATTCTGAGAACCCAGCTCATCATGAAGGGTATTATATCCGAACAAGAGTGGGAAGATAACGAGGCAATGATTGACTATGAGTATCAAAATAATACCTATTTGTCGGAATTAAAGAACCAAGAAC